CGCTGCTCGAAACTCATCTTGTCGTAGCCGGGGATCGCCGTGGTATCCGGCGCGGTGCGGTGCTGCTGCGAGAAGCTGGCGCCGCCCTGCGTGGTTAGCTTGGTGATGTGGCTCTCCCAGGCCTCGACCTGGGCGGCGGTGAACACGCCGGACTTGAGAACTCCGAGCCCGGAGGCGTCCATGAAACGGTTGATCGCATCGACGCGCTGCGGTCCGGCCGCGCCGAGCTTGGTAATCTCGGCGGTGCGCGCCGTGGCGATCTGGGCATCGCTGCCGAGCTTGTCGCTGGCGTAGACGCCGATCAGCTCGTTGACCGCGTCCTGGGTCAGGCCGTGCTTGTGGGCGACAGACCTGAGCTGGCCGAAGGCGGGATTGGCGGCGTCGAGCTTGAAGTCGACACCGGGCGGCGCCTTGAAATCGGCGGGCAGCTCGACCTTGTAGGCGTCCGGGGTCTGCGGCAGGGCGCCCTTGCGGACATCCTCCGCGGCCTTCCACGTCGCCATCTCGTTGAACTTCTTGCCGAGGTCGGCACCACGGACCTCGCTCTTCTCGGCATCCCAGAATTCATCCGAGGGCAGCCAGTCAGGTTTCGTCGGGGGTGTCGTCGGGCTCGCGGTCCCATCCGGGGACGAAGGTGTGCTCGGTGATGCGGCGGCCGGCGCCGCGGGTGCCGCGGGCGTCGACGGGCTGGGGGACGGCGAGGACAATGGGCTGCTCGGTGTCGCCGGGGGTGCCGCTGCTACTGGTTCGTCCGCCACTCTCTGAAATCCCTGTTGCCATGAGGCCGAGCAATCTGGCGGCGAACCTGCGCTCGCCGTGATCCGCGCTCAACGCACAGGGGTCATTCAGCTCCCGGACCTCCATCATCTTCCGCTGCAGCCAGAGATATTGCATCCGGCCGTCCGGCGTGCGGGCGATACGGTCGATCGCCTCTAGCAACAGTTTGTCGGGCAAGGGATGTGTCATGCCGCCGGCCCCGGGGTGGCTTCGCCGGGATCTCCGACATGGCGGGCTCCGGCGAGCGCGGCAATCTGCTTGGTGGCCTCGGCGACCTGCCCGATCGGCCGCATCTCGAGCACGGCACCGGTGCGCGACTTCTCGATCCAGTTCTTGATGGTGGCGCGATCGTCGATATTCATCTTCCAGCCCTCGGGGAACGTACCAGCGCAGATTTGCGCGGTGCGCGCGGCTTCCGCCAGTTCCTGCGTCTGAGCCGAGGCTTGCGCCGGATTGCGCGGCAACATCGCGACCTGGCGGCCATCGACCGTGATCGGCTCGATCGCCTTGGATTTCTCCAGCAGGTATTTGTAGCGGATGAAAATCTGGCTGAGGTCGCGCCAGAACGGCATGCCCGGCGTGCCGATGCGGCGCTGGGCGCGCGCCATCTCGTCCAGCCATTGGCCGAGCGTCGGCGGGGTGTCGCCGGTCTGCTCCGGCAAATCGACATAGAACAGCTTGCGCAGCTTCTTCACCTTCTCGGAGTAGGCGAAATTCTCCGAGTTCGGCGCCGGCGCGTCGTAGATCTTCTTGATCGCGACCTCTTCGCCGGGCTGGATCGGATAGGCGAATCCGCTTTCGAATCCCTGGTCGACCTGCGAGAACGAATTCGAGGGATAGGTCGTCGGCGGCCGCATCGCCAGTTCGGCATTTTCCTGGATCATGATCTCGGCCTCGTCGATCTGGCGCAGGCTGGGCAACCCCATGATCAAGGGACCGTGGCCCCAGGGCGCATCGGGGGTTGGGTTGAAGCGGCCAATCCACAGCGGGCAGCAGCCCTCGCCGCGCAGCTCGACATCGTGCACCAGGTTGTTGCCGGTCTTGCCGACCATGACGACGTGTTGCCAGACCTCGTCGGAGCGATCCTCCCAGATCCGCCAATAGCCCCACACCACCTGGGTCTGACCCTTGGCGTCCGAGTCCATTTCCTTCTTGAGCTCGTCGCCGATCTTGGCCCAGATCTCCTCGCCGACCAGCTCGCGGACATAGCAGTTGCGGGTGTAGCGGACCACGAAGCGATCATCGATGTCGCCGTATGGGCCGAGATTGATCTCGATCTCCCGTAGTGGTACCGCGGAGTTGATGATGGGCGAGGCCGGGTGCGGGCGCTGGATCCACAGCCCCACCGTGCCGATCGACAGGTCGGGATAGAAGCCCTTCGCCACTTCCGAATAGAGGTTAGAGGCCCGCATCGCGTCGAAGATCGCGGTTTCGTTGACCTTGACCTTGTCCTTGACCTTGTCCCACGCCGCCTGCGGCACATCCATGCCGCGGCCCATCTCGCACCACGGCTTGGCCTCCGGCATGAAGGCGTTGACGACCTCGGTGACGAAGTCGCCGCAAAGAATGAACGCTTCGTCGGTGTTCAATTCACCGGCATCGAGAATGCGGTTGACGGTCGAGGACGACGCCGAGTTCATGATGCGCTGGCGATGCGGCGAGGCGAAGAAATAGCACTCGCGAAAATCCATCTCCCATCGCGCCTTCCAGTGCCTCGCGGCTGCGAGGCGATCGGCGGCCGCCTGGCTCTTGGCCTCCTGCGTCATGGTGGAGAGCGCGTTGGCGAGGGCCATCAGAACGCGCCCCTGGCGAACTGCGGCGAGGGCGAGGACGGCGTGACCAGCGGCGCGGTGGCGGCGCCCGTGCCACCGGACATGGCGAGGCGCGTTCCGTAGCGCGCCATGATCGATGCGGTATCACTCTGCGATTGCACCTGCAGGTTCTTGATCATCTCGTTCTGCGCCGCCGCCTGCTGGGCGGCGAGGTTCGGATCGACGGCGACCGGGGGCGGTTCGGCTGGGCTCATCGTCACGCAAGTCTCCACCAAGGGCGATGAGCCTGTGGTAGAGCGCGTCAGGACGGGGGGAAACGCACCTGATACCAACCAGATGCGCCACCGCCGTGGTGCAGAACAGCCCCCAGCGGATCCACGGCAGGCCGTCATGCCGCGCCTCGATCGTCACCGTCGCATTGCCCTGGCACAAATTTCCGATCGTGGCGCGCGCGAACTGGCCGTCGGCGATGTGGGTCAGCCGTGTCAGACGGAAGCCGACGTCGTAGAACACCCATATCTCGAGTTCGGGCAGCCATGCGAACGCCGAGCAGTGCTTGAAGTGCCCCATCGCGATCAGGTCGAAAAACCGGTTCTCGGCCTTGCGGTGAAAGACGACGGTCCAGCGCCGGGGCTCGACGCCGAAGGCGGGGACCTCCTTCACGACACCCTCCGCATCGTCTTGCGCCGATTCCATGCCTGCACCGGCGTGGTCGCGACGTTGCCCATCGTCACCGCCCTACCCTCGCCGCCGCCAAGGAAGGCGTTCTCGCCCGCCTCGCAAATGTGCGAATACTGGTTCTTCTCCGGCTCCTCGGCGTAGCGCTCGCCGCTCACACGAAGCCGCCGCATGAAGTAGCCGCCCGACATGCCGGTGATATAGGTCACGCAGGACGGATCGACCAGCAGAGCCGACGGACGCTCGCCGCTCGACGACCGCCGCATCAGGATCCCGTTCACCGCCTCATGCCGGACCGTGCGCTGGTTCTGCGGATTCGGCGCCGGCAGCACCGTCATGCCGTGCTCGGCGAACACCATGAACGGTGTCTTGTCGGTCGCCTGCCCGCGCTGCTGCCCGGCCGGGTCGCCCCAGAACACGAACTCGTAACCCGGATATTCTGACGCGAGGTAGCTCTTGAGTAGCGGCGCATATTCCACCGCCGACATGTCGCGGCCTATGTATTCGCGCTGCACGAACCAGTCAGCCCGCAGCGTCTGTCCGATCAGCGCCGCCGGCATCCGGCCGAAGTCGAGGCCAACCACCACCTTCAGTCCTGGGATCTTCTCCAGCGGCACGTCCGAGACATGCACCTCGCGGCGAAACTGCGGATAGACCGGCTGGCCGTCCGTCACGACAGACGAGCGGTTCATGATGTTGGCATCGATCCACGACTTGGTCTTGCCCGCGATCTTCTCCTCGTAGAACTTCGGCGGCAGGTATTTCAAATTCTCCGCGGCCGGATTCGGCTTGTAGCCCTTCAACCGCCGCTGCACCTTGCCCGATCCATCGTGATACTGCTCGAAATCCTCCAGCAGCCCCGCCGGCTGCAAATAAAAGCCCCAGCTCTCCGGCTTCTTCAGCGCGGCCTTCTTCTCCTCCGTCATCCAGTCCGGCGGCGCCACATCGCCGCGCATGATCGGCAGCCAATGATCCGCCGGCGGCGCGTTGGTGTCGGCGATCAGGCCGCCCCAGGCGCAGCCGCCATCCTTCATCGCCGGGAAGCGCGGCGGCGAAACGCGCCCG